GGCGACCCAAACAGTCAATTGACGCTCTATGGAATCGTGATCAAGGGGAGCCAAGTAAGCCCCAACTTCGTCATTCCATACCCAAGACCGCTTAAGAAAAGACGATGAGTATATGGACACGTAGGGAACCGATTCGGACTCTTTATCAGGCATGGTATACGTGATCCCCATGTCACTAAAAGCTTTAGAAATAGTTACATGGTTAAACCATGGGCATTCTTCGCTTACAGACATGATATTATCATCACCATATGTCATCAAAGACACAGATTCTTTAAATCGTATACTGGAATGGAGCGAGGGTAAATCCTTGCCATGTGGGCACAACATGCGATAGACATATCTCATGTACAACGAATTCACTAAACTGTTAATAATAACAGTGAGTGGGTGCCCAGATGGGTTAGAGCCAAAGAACTCTACCAAATCACCATTAAAGTCAATCAACGGGTAGGCAGTATCAATAGCTATTCCACGCATAACCAGTAAGTCACTGGACGAGATACATTCTGATTCCTCTGCTAGATCAATGAGAATATCAAAAGCTGCTCGGATAAAAAGAGGACTCATCTTTTTATCAAATGACTTATAGTCACCAGCAACAACTCTGTCCGAACCATGTCTCACAAGATAGTTGTGTAGATCAGTCCACTGATATGATTGAACAACAGTTCCTGAGCCCGCCTCAAACACAAAACGATTTTCTTGAATCAACTTGACATGTGATAAAAAATACTTTCGCACAAGCAGTGACCAATCAAGAGGAGCACCAGCAAAAACGCGTGTTTTACCTATTGTGGCCTTCTTGAGTGAGACGGGTTCATCCTTAAGATGAGCACAAAAGTTGGGATAAACTCGTTCTCCATCAAGATACCGTCTTAGCATATCGTCCATGCGAGATTGAATTTCATCGTCCACCGCAAGAGGATTCTGATATCCACGTTGTTCTTCTAAGGGTTTCAAGAAATACTCCTTACTTTTCTTCCATGGATTACCTGCAGATGCCTTAGTGTTCATTTTATCAATGAATTTCACTCCACAAGCTCCATTAAGAGCGGTAAAATCATCAAGAACATGGATAGCATCCAATTGTTCTTGAGTAACGCGGGATCGTATATCTTCCCAAAACTCAAATTTGACACTCGCTAATATGTCGGTCTGAAATTGCGTAACAGGTTCGATCATATCCATAGCGGCTATACGCCAAGGTTTCCATCCCTTCATTACTGGCTTAAAGTATTTAACCTTATAACCATGAGGAGAAAGTAGTGGGAGCATCGGAGTTATGGTAACCATGGATTTTAGAGAGGGACGAAATCCGTCAAAAGAACCAAAAATATTGCACGATCCCTTTTCAATATATCGAAATACTGATTTGGGATGCAAAGGCAACAAATTGCGCTCTTTAGATTGAGATGACAAAAGGGGTGCCGAAACACCAATTTCATGATCAATATTAATGCGGTCCTTAGTCAAAGGAACTCCAATAATCTCATGAACTTTGTTGT